GGTAGGCACTTTCTTCAACGTAACATGCGCTGATCGGTGAACCAACTCGCCATCCAGCCAGTACTCAACCCACGTTGTCAGTTCATTCTCATTATCGACTGTGCCTTCCCGCTTTTCAAGCAAAGAATCGTCCATATCGCCTTTGGTAGTAGTGACTATCAATTTGAACTCCTGATAAGCGCAGTTGTAGAGGTGTTAGTGGGCATAGTGATTGTAAACGTGCCAGTAGATGTTTTATCCGACCCAAAGTCCAAAACCGCCACAGACTTGTTACCTTTGGATGCGTTGTAAATCAAAGCACACCGGGCGGTCAAAGATGCTGTCCAAGACACATTGTTCCAGTTCGCATAGGCTGTATAACCAGATGAGCTAATAGATACCCCAGTCATAACTTGTCCGCCAGCCGTATACCCAGAAGCAACAACTTCATTAGTCGTGGTATATACCGTGGTGGCCTCATTCAAGTCAGCATTACCCGTGTATAAAGCAATTTTAATTGTATCCGTGGACAAGTCGTGGATAGCCTGATACAGCTCCTTTTTGAAGCTGGTAGTCTGGGTTTGGACGATGCTCATTTCACGGCCTGTCTAAATTGACCACTACGATAAGCGTCCTGACGTTCCATACCATCTGCCAAGCGTTTAGCTAGAACAACGGCTTCCATGTACTTCTGATTGTACAGAGCCATCATGTCCTGCTCGCCCTTCATATAGGTGTACGCTTCTACTAAAGACCCATATAACAACACCGAATCAAAGTTATCACCTAGCCAAGTTTGACCGCTGGACGCGGTGGTGATTGACTCAGGATAGTAGTAATAGTGAAGTTCTGCGGAGTAAGTGGTGTCTGGCGTTGGGCCAAGGATGAAACTCAACTCATTGGAAATCGTAGAACTTGCTACTGTCGGGCCAAACAAAGCATAGTATTTTGGAGTTCCCGTGCTTGTTGGGCTTGGGTATGCCTCGCGTATAAAGTTTACATCTTTGTTTAAAAGATATATGTAGTCCCCGCCACCATAAGGAAACACCGCCAAAGAATACGGGGCTAAAAAGTCATTTGGGCAAGATAAGTACTTATTGCTAGCAGTAATTGTTCCCGTCACGTTTTTACGCAACGAGGGGAACTGCATCGAGTTGTAGATACGCTGCTCTGCCTGCGTGATAAACAGGTTTACATCCACCGTTTGAAAGGTGTTCTACGTGTAATCGGAAATCGCAACTACAAGCGCAGCGTAGTTCATGCCATCGGGCCCCGTGCCATCACGCCTTTGGTAGCACAACCAGTACCACGTATTTTGATACCGTCAGTTTTGGCAGGTTTATCAGGGCCGTTGTTGTACATACCTACGCTCATACGCATATTATTGGTACTGCTAAGTTCAGCATCAAAGCCGGGGTTGCTAGAAATCTTCATAGCCTTGCCATCCATCGTATGCGGTTGCGCATAAACGGCAGCAGAGCCAACTTCTTTGCCACCTTTTTTCATTGTGTATGCCATGATTTACCCCGTCTTTTGGTTAGCTGCGCGAGACATATTACGGCCCATACGCATACGGTCATCCGTAGTAGGGCCACCTTTTTTAAGTTTCAGGGTTGTGCCCTTACCGCCCTTGTGTTCTTGAGCATCGTGCTGCTTGAACGCTTTTTTAATCATGGCCTTATCTTGCGCCACATCCATCTTCATACTTTCTTTAGCCATCATGGACTCCTATGAAACCGTTACTGTGCCAACACTTGTAAACCCAACCAAATAATTGGGGGTTAAAACCGAATCAAACAAACTTGCTCCACCTACCGGAGCCCATCCCCACTGAATGTCCCGTGAACCGCCAGCAGGAAACCCATTCACATTATTACCCGAAGTCACATACGTTGTGTCCTTCCTTGGGTTACGCAGCGCTTGCGGGTCTTCTACCGGAAATGTACCAAGCATCAATTGCGGTTGGTCGGGATCCCAGCACTCAGGGCAAACAAGCAAATCATATTTCCGTTGCTTGATTATCTCTGTTTTTAACTTCTTTAGCAGGAATTGTTGACCGCAACGATCACATTCTGCAATCGCCTTTTTACCAGAGGCAAACCGATTAGGCATTACGAATTCCCGATGAACATCTGCCTTGGGACAAAACGTATAGCCGCAGTTTCCCGATCTTCTGCCGCCGCCAAATCCCAAGCCTCATCGTACTGGGCTTTAAGAATTTGCAAACGATCCATGCCGCCCGGTATTTTTTGGGCTACGTAATATGCCAGTCCTGCAATCATGCACGGTAGGAACCTAAACGGTACATCCATCGTATTCACACCACCACCCGCATCGTTAACACGGCGCATACGCCAATAGACAAATTGGTAGGTTGTAGAGTTGTCCGGTGTAGGCCAGAGCGTTACCCGTGGGATGTTTTGAATAGCCACCGCATCGCCCGACGAATGGGATGCCGCAGTCGTATTGTTCTGTCCACGGGCGCAGCTATATAGGGTATTGCCTGATATGTACCCGTAGTAAATGGTTTCTGTGCCAACCAGCAGGTACCCCGTGGCTGGCAAGCTGGCAGCAGACGTTACAGAAATAGTGGTATCTGTAGCCGATATACCTGCGCTTAGCGTAGTGACCGAAGCTGTAGTCTGCCCATCAAGCCGTTGGAACCACATTTGAATCGGGCGAGCTTGTTGAAGTTTATTGGGGATCGTGGCGTAAGTGCTGATACTGATACGGGTGATGGTCAGGTCAGCTTGTGTAGACGCAGTATTGGAGCCGGTACGAATCACATGCTCTAGCAGGTCTACGGTGTCCGTAGGAACGGGGTAAGTGTTCAACCCCGGAACTAAATTAATAGTCCCCTGCTCAAACGTCCACATGTTTACGCCACGGTTTGCCCAATCAGCAAACATGATATTAAGGCTACGCCGCGCAGTACGCATGTCGTAGCCCGTGCGCAACTCGGAACCCGCACGTTCAAATGCTTCCTCGACTATCTCGCTCAAGTCAAGGTTGAAGGTAGCGGTTCCCGAAGTGGTCATTTAAGTCCTTTGAGGGTTTGCGCTAACCTAGCGCGCTGCCCCATTTTACCCGGTGCCTTAGCTGCTGCGGCTAATTTTTTTGCTGGGATAGGCTTGTCGCTTTTAACGCCAAGTTGTGCCTTTAAGGCACCGGGCTTTTTAATTGCCTTTTGAATCCATTTTTCAGCCATTATCTGTACCTTGCTGTTTTTGCCGCCACTTTGGGGGGCTGTTTTACGAACTGTTTACCTGCCGCCTTACCTACACGCTTTGCCTTAGTTGTTGCCGCATACTCCGCTGGGGATAAGGACTTTATAGCCGCTTCAGGTAAATATCGCTCACCTGTTTTGGAAGAGGGCTTCCCCGACTTAGTGCGCCATTTCTGGTCACCCCAATCTTTAAGGGACTGCTGCGGCGCTTTCAATCTCGGTATCCCCCGCCAGAAGCCTTATATTTCTTAGCTACAAGCTGTGCTTTTCTGGCTGACCATTGCCCTGCGCTAGTACCCTGCGTAGCCGCAGCTTTAACCTGCGCCACAATCTTCTTGCGTAAGCTAGGCTTAGTGTAGTTTCCAGCGGCATTGACCGTACCCCCTTCAGCGTATTGTGTAAAGTCAGTATCATCCCTGCGGGGCATTTTCTTGCCCTTTGGCATTTTGGAGGGGGAGATGTCCCCCATGCCGCGACTGGCTCTCACTTCATCATCCCACCGCCACAGGCGATAAACGTGCCGCGAGTTTTGCCACGTTGAGCACAACCATCAGCGCGTGCGGATGCAGAACCACCTTTAGCCATCTTTTTTACTGGCTCGTCTACAGGTACCGAGTCAGGGTACATCGGAGGCTTAGGTGCTGGTTTAGGCTTAGGCTTCTTAGCCACGGGCTCGTCTACGGGCACCGAATCAGGATATTTAACGTCAGCCATGATGGCTCCTTAACACATTTTGCCGCGAGTTTTGCCTTTAACGGCAATCCCATCAGCACGTTTAGACGCGGAACTTACCGAGCCGCCAGAAGCCATCTTCTTAACTGTTCCGCCTTTTTTCATACCAAACGCATTACGGATACGCTCATTAACAGACCGAGTGTCTGATGTTCCCGAACCACGTCCCATGCGCGCTTGACTTAGTTTGATGCGCTCACTCAACGGTAGAGTTGTCTCATCTACAGATGGAGCTTGTTCCATAGCAGTACCTTGGCCCCGAGGTTTATTTCGACCCTCATTGCTGTACATAGGAGTTTGTTGTCCCGAAGGTGTAGGCATGCGGGCCGGTGCGCTAGCAGACTCACCGCGACGAGTCAAGCCTTGTTGCTTGTTCAAATAGTCGCGCAAGCTAAGGCCCGAGGCAGCAAGCTGCTCCTTGGTAACCATAGGCATTTTGGCCCCAGAAGATGCTTGTCCGGGGCGTACTGGCATTTTTGTTGGAGCTTCTTCATCCATGACTGGTGCAGCTTTACTTGCTAGTTTTGCAACAGCATTAGCACGGATTTGATTTTCCGCATCAGAAACATTACGACGAGCGCGTTCTGCCGGAGAATTCATTGCCGCTTCATTTGCTGCTTCTTCGTCTGTTTGCTCAGGTATACCACTACCTAAATCTGCTGCGTCATCTTCAAATACAGGGCCGTATTTAGTTCCCATAATTTACTCCTTAGCAGGCCATGCCGCCTTTTTTCATTACGATTTGTTTAGCTTTGGTTTTGCCTTTAGCCGCAACGCCGTCAGCAGCACGGGTGAAGCCGCCAGCAGCCATCTTCTTAACGCCGCCGCCTTTTTTCATACCCATCATTTGCTTTTTGTCCATTGCCATGTCAGCTTTGGAGCCTTCTTTCATGCCCTTTTTCTCAACATCCTTGCCGGACTTCTCGAATTTTGCAAAGGGATTCACACCTTTTGTAGCCATATCACCACCTCGTTTAAAAGTTTTGCCTTT